CTAACACGTATTTGTTTGATAACGAAGCAGATATGTTAGACATGTTCTTGGATCTAATACAAGATGCAGATGTACTAAGTGGTTGGAACTCAGAAGGCTTTGATATTCCTTACACAGTTAATCGTGTAACAAAAGTTCTAAGTAAAGAAGATACAAGACGTTTTTGTTTGTGGAATCAATTTCCCAAGAAGCGTGAGTACGAAAAATACGGTAAGGCCGCTGTCACGTACGATCTTATTGGTCGTGTACACTTAGACAGTCTTGAACTGTATCGCAAGTACACATATGAAGAACGCCATACCTATCGACTGGACGCTATTGGCGAGATGGAAATTGGTGAAAACAAGACTGTGTACGAAGGTACACTTGATCAGTTATACAACAACGATTTCCGTAGATTCATCGAGTACAACAGACAAGACTGTATGCTGTTGGAAAAGCTAGACAAGAAATTAAAGTTTCTGGCTCTTGCTAACACACTGGCACACGAATGTACTGTTCTACTACAGACCACAATGGGTGCTGTTGCAGTTACGGAACAGGCCATTATCAATGAAGCTCACAAGCGTGGCATGATTGTTCCCAATAGAATAAGTCGAGAAGAAGGCTTTAGTAATCAAGCCGCTGGTGCTTATGTAGCCTATCCCAAAAAAGGCATTCACGAGTGGATTGGTTCGTTAGATATTAACTCACTATATCCGTCAGCAATTCGTGCTCTAAACATGGGTCCGGAAACTATTGTTGGTCAGTTGCGTCAAGATGGCACTAAAGATTATATTGCTGCTGAAATTGCCAAAGGTAAATCATTTGCATCCGCTTGGGAAGGTATATTTGGTTCATTGGAATATGCCGCGGTATTAGAACGAAATGTTGGTCGAGAAATTACTATCGACTGGGAAGATGGCGGAGTAGATACACTTAGTGCTGCTCAGGCCTATGATCTAATTTTTGAAAGCAATCAGCCTTGGATGCTAAGTGCTAACGGCACAATCTTTACCTATGAGAAAGAAGGTATCATTCCTGGCTTGTTAAAACGTTGGTATGCAGAACGTAAAGAAATGCAGGCCAAACTAAAAGATTGTATTGCAGCCGGTAACAAGATTGAAGAAGAATACTGGGACAAGCGTCAGTTGGTCAAGAAGATTAACTTGAACAGCCTGTATGGTGCTATTCTTAATCCCGGTTGCAGATTCTTTGACAACCGTATTGGACAATCAACTACACTAACAGGTCGTGCCATTGCTCGTCATATGGCAGGTAAAGTAAATGAAATTATTACCGGAGATAATGATCATATTGGCAAAGCGATCATCTACGGTGACACAGACTCTTGTTACTTCTCAGCGTATGCTACGTTAAAGAAGGACATTGAGAAAGGGGCTATTCCTTGGAGCAAGGAATCTGTTGTTGAACTTTACGATACTATAGGAGAAACTGTTAATGGAACTTTCCCAAAATTTATGCAAGATGCGTTTCACTGCCCGAAAAGTAGGGGAGAAGTCATCAAAGCAGGTCGCGAGATTGTTGCAAGCAAAGGATTGTTTATCACCAAGAAACGATATGCCGTTCTCTACTACGACAAAGAAGGAAAAAGAGCAGACACTGGGGGTGCTCCTGGCAAAATCAAAGCAATGGGACTTGATTTAAAAAGATCTGATACTCCTGTTGTGATTCAAGATTTTCTCAGCGAAGTGCTTACTAGAGTGCTCAATGGCGCAGGAAAAGAAGAAGTGTTAGAATATATTACTAATTTTCGCACCGAGTTCAAAACTCGCCCAGGATGGGAGAAGGGTAGTCCAAAACGTGCTAACAATATTAGTGAATATCGCGACAAAGAAAAGAAAGCAGGCAAGGCCAATATGCCGGGACACGTTCGAGCTAGTCTCAATTGGAATACCCTAAAACGTATGATGGATGACAAGTACTCTGTAGCTATTACAGATGGCGCAAAAGTCATTGTCTGTAAGATCAAAGATAATCCTATGGGATATACATCAGTTGCCTATCCGGTAGATGAACTTAGACTACCGCAATGGTTTAAAGACTTACCTTTCAACGATGCTGAGATGGAAAATGCAGTCATCGATGAAAAGTTAGAAAACTTAATTGGAGTCTTAGAATGGGACATCAGTTCAACTCGCAGTGACAACACATTCGCAAAACTTTTTGACTTTGAGTAAATTGCGGTTGCTTTTTACTCTAGATCTAAATATAATCTTAATATACAGGAGAACTTTCAATGAAAGACATTTTACAAGATATCGTATCGCACACACAGAACCTAGGCTTCTTAACCACAGTTAAAGTCACCGGTGATCAAAATAAAACTGTGATCAATTCAATGGCTGATGACCGTTCAGTGATTATGGAAGCTGAAACTGCTGCACCATATCCGGATATGATGGGTGTATTTGGTATGCCGCAACTAAACAAATTAAAATATTTGTTAGACGGTGCTGAGTACAAAGAAAATGCTAAAATTAGTATTACTACTGCAGATCGCAATGGCGAAACAATTCCAACAGGCTTACACTTTGAAAACAAAGACGGCGACTTCAAGAACGACTATCGTTTCATGAACACAGAAATCATCAACGAAAAGATGAAGACTGTCAAGTTCCGTGGCGTTAAGTGGGATGTAGAGATCGAGCCAACAGTTAGTGCTGTGCAACGTTTTAACTTTCAGGCAGGTGCTAACAACGAACATCCAACATTCTTGGCAAAAACTGATGGTGATAAATTAAAATTTATCTTTGGAGATGCTTCAACACACGGCGGCGAATTTATTTTTGCAATGGGTGTAACTGGTAAATTAGATCGCGGTTGGACTTGGCCAGTGTTGCCAATCTTGAGCATTCTTAAGATTGCAGATGTCAACAACACCAAGATGTCATTGTCAAATGAAGGTGCTATCCAGATCACTCTAGACAGCGGACTTGCTACTTACAAATATATTATTCCAGCACAGGCAGCTTAAATGAAACAACCCGTTGATTTAACACCTTTGCAGAAAGACTACGCAGTCTATTTGCCTGCAATCAGTAGTTTTTATAGTACTTACATTGCAAAACAACGTAAGGAAGAGTTTGTACCTAAAGATCGTATTCCAGTAGGATTTGATCGTGGTATCGAAGGTATGAACTTCTTAAATCCAGAACAAGGTTACTTCTATTACAAATATGGATTGTATTCAGCAGGTCATGCACAGTTAGATCTTACTAAAACTATGGATCACGACTCTATGATTCAGCAACGTGATCGTAGTAAGACAATGATTCTAGGTGACTCTGGTGGTTATCAGATTGGTAAAGGTATTCTTAAGTTTGATTGGTTAGACTTTGAAGGTAAAGCAGCTAACAAGACTCGTGATGATATTCTTAACTGGCTAGAACTAACTGCTGATTGGTCAATGATGCTAGACGTTCCTACTTGGGCCTGCGATCATATTCATTCACCCAAGACAGGATTGAAGTCGTTTGAAGACTGTCTAGAAAAAACTCGTCACAATAACAAGTACTTCTTGGAAAATCGTTTAGGTGCTACCAAGTTCTTAAACGTGCTACAGGGTAGCAACTGGGATACTGCCGAAGCATGGTACGAAGGTGTTAAAGAGTTCAGTGATACTAAAGTTTGGGGTGATAAAGCTGCCGAAGGTTGGGCTATGGGTGGTGCTAATATGTGTAAGATGCATATTACTCTGCGCAGATTGATCACTATGCGCTTTGACGGTATGTTAGAAGGCAAGGATTGGATGCACTTCTTGGGTACTGCACAGTTAGATTGGTCATGTTACTTGACTAGTATTCAACGTCAGATCCGTAAACACGTTAATCCTAACTTTACAATCAGCTTTGACTGTGCAAGTCCGTTTATTGCAACTGCCCATGGACTGGTTTATACCAACAGTCAACACACAGCCAAACGTTGGAGTGTTATCATGGACAAGGCTCCAGATAATAAAGCACTTGCATCACGTCCAGACATTCCTTTTCCTTTTGAAAGTGAAATTGGTCGTAGACTTAATGTTTCCGATATATGTCATTACAAGCCAGGAATGTTAAACAAGATTGGCAAAGAAGGCAAAACATCGTGGGACAGCTTTGGCTATGCACTAATGATGGGACATAATGTCTATCAACACATTGTGGCTGTACAACGTGCTAACAATCTAGCAGACATTGAGCAAGCTAAAATTCGACCAGACTGGAGAATGTGGAAGAAGAACAAAGATCGTGATATGAGTGACGAGTATAGCGATTGGGTTCCACGCAATATCTTGTACTTTGATCGATTTGTTGAGGAGTTGTTTAACTGCCCGGACAAAGAATCTGCATTTGAAATGATTGCTGATGCAGAGACTAGAGGATTTATGCAGAATTTGGAAGGCTCGCGTCTACGTGGAGGCGTCACAAATATCTCCAATGACTTGTTTTACGAAGAAGGCAGTGAAGATAAGGATTCGTGGAACAACGATCGTGAAGATGGTGAATTGGATAAACTTGTAGCTGAATAAGGAGTAGCTATGTACGAAAACAGAATTAAACATTTAGAAGAATCTCATAGAGTATTAGACCAAAAAATCGATACGCTAGAAAAGAATGGGCTGTTTGAAGATATGAAAATGCAAGAATTGAAGAAACAGAGGTTGCTTTTAAGAGACGAACTTGCTATACTAAGACGTAAGCAATGGGAACACGATCACGAAACTGTCGACTTTGATGACGAACGATGAAAAAATATACACTAACACAGACTCAAATTAAAACCTTGGCAGATATTGCTGGGCGTTTTCCAGAAGTCTCTCAATTTGAAATTGTTGAGGATCACTCTAGTGGAATCGGCCCTACTACAACAGTTCAGTTCGAACTGTTGGGTAAGGAAGTTAAAGTTGACAACACTGACGTGAGTACTTGGTAATGAGTGAAGAATTTGAAAAGTATGATGCCTTTGCTAAACAGATGGAAGAACGTTTTCCAAAGATGTTTGGCGGCAAGTATGGCGGCTTTGCCTGTGGCGAAGGTTGGTGGTCCATTCTAGAAAAACTGTGCTCTAATATTCAACATCACATCGATTGGAAAAATAAAGAAAGTGAAGTTGTTCCACAAGTTACAGTAGCGCAGATTAAAGAAAAGTTTGGCGGTCTTCGTTTTTATTATGACGGCGGAGATGAGCAAATCCGTGGCATGGTGCAGATGGCAGAAGTATGGGCTGATCATAGTTGTGAAACTTGTGGTGCTCCGGGCCGGCGTCGAGACGGCGGATGGATTAAGACTCTGTGTGATCATCACGAAGCAGAACGTCAACAGCATATAAAAGAAAGATTGACAGAATGAAAAGAAATTACGAATCAGGTATAGCAGATAGCATTACATTCTTTACAGGCATAGAGATCGAAAAGACTCCTGCACACGGAATGAAAACTCTTTTTGTAACAGGTGTTCAAGATTCATATGTTATCATGGAACTTGCACGAAATAGCAATTGTACTCACATATATTTTGGTGCCAATCAAAGTTTTCCTAAACTAGAAGTTAATGATGCGGAACAATGGCGTCTATGGGAAGACATGATCTATGTCTGTTTAGATGCAGACGATGAATTTTGGTGTACATTGGATCTAGATGTAGCGCAGGTAGAAGGACTGTTAGAAAGCGGGCTTGTTGAGAAGCGGCAATTTATTCCGCAGATTTCGATTAAACTGCCCTATTTACAACAGCTGGGATATAATGCTACTATTAAGATAGACGACAAAGATTTTAAAGCAACAAATCCTGGAGTGTGGTGTCATAACCTCCACGACCTACTAGATAGAAATAAGTTTACTAGTTGGGATCAATATGGCAAGGACGAGATTATCAAATGAGTAATATAGGGCATTATGCCTCAACCGCTAAGTCTGTTAATCGATTACAACGTGCAATGAATAAATCCTCTTCAATGGTTAGAAGACAATATGTGGAAGAAGCTCCTATGAAATTAACATTTAAACAAAAACTTCGCAAATGGCTAATGGACGACACTGACGAACTCGAGTATGGTAATGCTATCAGCGTCGATAGTGACGGCCCAAACATTCAGTCACAGGGATTTAGATTAAATGTCTATAGTGCAGGCGGTGGAACTATTATCGAAACCACTAAGTACGATCGTCAAAAGGATGATCATCGACACAGTCTACACGTGATAACAGACGATAAAGACTTAGGTGAAGAGCTAGCAAAAATTATCACTATGGAGAGTTTAAGATGATTATTAGACAAGACGTTAGACCTAACAAAATGATTTGGGTTACTTTCAACAAAGAAGGTATGCACAAATATCCGGCCGCACTTACAGATCCAGCACTTGCAACAGGTGATGAATATGATGTAAGTTTCCTGGGCTATCCACATCGTCACATCTTTCACTTTAAAGTTTGGATCAGTGTCACACACGATGATCGTGATATTGAGTTTATTCAGTTTAAACGATGGTTGCTAAATCTTTATAAAGATGCTACACTAAGTTTAGATTATAAGAGTTGTGAGATGATGTCAGGCGATTTGTTTGACGCTATCTCTGCAAAGTATCCAGGCCGTGAGGTTTGGATTGAGGTCTCCGAAGACGGAGAAAATGGTTCATTTATTAAGTATTAATAGGAAAAGCTAAAATGGCTAAGAATTATCGCGACACTAACTATTTCGAAAATCGTCCGGACATCGTTAAGATTTTTGATGATCTGGAAAAGTTTAAAGACTTCTGTCGCTTCGAACTGTGTGATTTTAATGAGGCTAATCTCTATAATAGAGATAGTCAAGTGTGGAACAACTACTACTACAGCACACGCCCACGTAAGCCACGTGGCGAGTACAATAACAATCGCGGTGAATACAATCGCAGTGGCAATCAAAATCGTAACTATCAACGTTAATGATCTATATTGTCGACTTAGAATCAGTTGAGACAAGGTACACAGGTCAGTGGAAGACTCATGTACCTGCATTACTACGAAAGGCAGGACACAATGTCAACATTATATCAGGTCCTACGGACATTCCTAGTGCTACCACTCCTGGCGCATTTCTCAACTTTGGCGGCACTAATATCTACAAGGCTAGTCAAGTTGAACAGATGGGTCGGCTATTTTGTAACGGATCCGTTCATCCCGGCGATCACTTTATCTTTACTGATGCTTGGCATCCTGGTATCATAAACTTAAAGTATATGAGTGAGTTGCTGGGCATTCCAGTAATTACACATGGCTTGTGGCATGCTGGTAGTTATGATCCTCAAGATTTCTTAGGCAGACTTGTTGGGGATAAGCCCTGGGTTAGACACGCTGAGAAGAGTTTCTTCCACGCATTTGACCACAACTACTTTGCTACAGACTTTCACATTGAAATGTTTATTAGAAATCTACTCAATGACGAAATGTTTGAAAATCCCTGGATAGAGGATCATATTGCTGAAGCACTAAGAGGTGAATGTTCTAATATAGTGCGCACAGGTTGGCCCATGGAGTATATGCCGGATACTTTGTTAATGTATAAGAACATGCCTAAGCGTGATCTTATTTTGTTTCCACATCGTATTGCTCCTGAGAAGCAGGTTGAAATCTTCCGTGACTTAAAAGAACACTTGCCACAATACGAGTTTGTTGTTTGTCAAGATCAACAACTAACAAAGAATGAATACCATAATTTGTTAGGTGAAGCTAAACTAGTATTCAGTGCTAACTTGCAAGAAACCCTAGGTATTAGTTGGTACGAAGGCGCATTGGTAAATGCTATTCCTATGGTTCCAGATAGACTAAGCTACAGTGAAATGGCCATGGATACATTTAAGTATCCTAGCGAATGGACTGAAAGCTATAGTGCATATGAGGCACATAGGCCAGAAGTTTGTGCTAAAATTATTCAGTATATGAATAATTACGAAAAGTTCTTACCTAGCCTAAATAAACAAGTAGATACATTAACAGAACAATTCTTTAGTTGTAATAAACTATTAGAGATGTTAAAATAATAACGTATGTCATCCACGACATTAACTCGGAGAAACAAAATTGACAAATAAAGAAACAGGCCTGGACGCAATGGCAGGCGATGGCGGATATTCAGAAGCATACCTCGGAGACCATATTCGCTTTAAAATGAAACGTGACAACAAGCGTTTTTGGGCAGGTGATAACATCAGCGAGTACCTGTGGGATGGTGATATAGAAAAATTAATCGACGAAGCAACACCAGCATTTGAACAGGTGCTAGATAAGTTGTTAATCGATCGTGAAACCGATCCAAACTCACGAGGCACAGCCCGTAGGCTTGCTAAAATGTACTTTAACGAAATAATGGCAGGTAGATATGAATCAGCACCAAACGCAACAGCATTTCCAAACGACAGCGACGACCGATACGAAGGAATGCTTGTGGTACGTAGTGAGCTTCGCAGTATGTGCAGTCATCATCACCAACCTGTCAGTGGCGTTGCTTATATCGGGGTTATTGCCGCTCAAAAGCTCATTGGCCTTAGCAAGTACACTCGTATTGCTCAGTGGTGTGCTCGTCGTGGTACGCTACAGGAAGAACTCTGCAATGACATTGCCCGTGAAATTAGTCGAGCAACCGACAGTGAAAATGTAGCTGTATACATTCAAGCAACTCACGGGTGCTGTGAGAACCGTGGCATTATGGCACACTCTAGTCTAACACAGACTACGGTATTAAAAGGTGCATTTAATACTGATCCGCATACAAAGAAAGAATTCTTTGACAACATCAAACTACAACAGGAGTTTGCGCCACGATGAAATACATTACCAACAAGTTTGACAGCGTTCGCTTGCCAGTTGAAGAGGGCTTGTTAGAATGGTTACAAGAAAAATATCCAGCATCAAAATACCATATTAAGGAACTAGGATGAAAACATTTGACACATTTGAACAAGTAGAAGAAATGGGTGCTTGCGTAAAACGACCCATTGTAGTACACGCTAAAAAGATTGATGAAGAATTTCGAGTCAATACTCTAGAAGGAAATTACAAACAAGGCAAGCCAGGCGACTATCTTATGAAGGGTATAGACGGTGAACTTTATATCTGCGACGGTCCTATTTTTGAACGCACCTACGATTTTATATCATGAGTTCAGGTACACCACCTAGCTCTAGTCCGGGTATAACGGGCTTTATTGAAATCTTCGAGAGCCGTCTTAACAAGATGAAGCTGCATCTTAAAGAAGAATTAGGCAAAGCCAAACACGATAGGGATCGTAAAGCCATACGCAGGATCACTGCTGATGCCCGCAAACTTAACAAGACACTAAAAGAAATGCGTAATGCCAATACCAAACTGTGTCCACATTGCGGAGAAAAACTATGAACTCAGTCGATATGGCTAACAATTTAATCTTTAGAGCAAAGAACTTACATGAGTTTGTTGTTACTACAGAAGTTCCTGAAAACTTTAGACTGAATGGCATAGTTCCTTTTAATATACACATCGCCGAAGGAATACTCGAAGCTAAGATATGGGCCATAGATTTCAACGAGGCTGTGCATAGACTAAATGAATTTCTGGAGGCCAGCAAATGAAATGGTTTCTAAACTTTTTAGAACGAGTAGAACGTAAAAGAATCATAATGGATCGTATAAACGATCAACCATATCTTGAAAGATATTATGTCTTTCTAAAAGATAGAAATTGGTTTCCGTTTAATGTGTTTATTCACAAGTTTCTTAAATCAGATCCAGACGATGTTCATGATCATCCTTGGCCATATGCAACACTAATACTCAAAGGCGGTTATTATGAATGGATTCCTCAATTCGACGAACAGGGTCGTAAATTTGGTGAGATATGTAAATGGCGAGGACCTGGCCATTTTCGTATATGTAGAGCTAACTCTTATCATCGTATTGAGCTTGATCCTAACGTAACTGCATGGACATTGTTTATGCCCGGTCCCCAGAAACGTGAATGGGGATTTTTAGTAAATAACAGGTGGATTCATAATGAAACATATCTATCTGTAAGGGCTAAAAATGCAAAAAGTTAATATGGGTGAAAAATGGCGTGGCAGCGACTTTGAAACTTTTCGAGTCATTAATGTAGTTGATATAGAAAATAAAACTTGGGTGCATTATATGCGTGTTAGTGATAATCATGAGTATTCGTGTCTAGAAGAAAGTTTTATACATAGATTTTCTAGAGATTTATCAAATGAACGTTGTTAATTTAACCTGGAACTCACAAGAAAATAAATGGTGGAATGCAAGTTGTGCCATGGTCATTGAACATTTTGGATTACCGGGTAATCGATATACTACTGAAGTTTCTGCAGACTATATGAAATTCTTTTTTAAAACAGAACAAGATGCATTAATGTGTAATCTATTACTAAGTGATAGACTATGATAAAATACCTAGTGGGATTTGCGGTAGGATTTCTGTTGTGGATATTGATACTCAGTCTAACACCGATGCCCGAATACAGAGTATACGACTGCGGTATGGCTGAATGGCATCCTGACATTCCCATGGAAGTAAGGAAGCAATGTCGAGAACTCAAGCAACAAGAATGGAAGAAAGAAAATGAAGGAAAAGTTCAAACAAACCTATATGAAAACCGCAAAGGTGTTCGCAGAACTTAGTCATGCTAAAAGACTTCACGTTGGTGCTATTGTGGTCAAGGATGATAGAATTATCTCTATTGGCTATAATGGTATGCCGGCAGGTTGGGATAACAACTGCGAAGATAGAATATATGATAGCGGTGCTGGCGGATGGCTTAGTCCGGAAGAATTTGATGCACTATATCCCTATACTGAATATAACGAAGATGCAGAAGAAGAATACAGATACGGACTAAAAACCAAACCAGAAGTACTTCATGCAGAATCAAATGCTATTGCAAAATTGGCAAAGTCTAATGACAGTGGGTTTGGGGCTGATATTTTTATTACTCACGCCCCTTGTATTGAATGTGCCAAACTTATATATCAGTCTGGCATTAATAGTGTTTACTATGGTGAAAACTATAGAGATGATGCGGGCATCGAGTTCCTCAAAAAATCAGGAGTTAACATTGAAAAATTGGACAGTTGAACTACAAGACGACCCCGAAACAGGTGACTTAATATTACCCTTCCCCGAAGATATGCTCAAAGAAACGGGCTGGAAAGAAGGTGATGAATTAATTTGGACTGATAATAAAAATGGTTCTTGGTCTTTAGCAAAAAAGAGTGTATAATAGTAATATGAATAATAAAGAAAAAGAAATTCTAGACATTACCGGAGAGGAATGTGCAGAAGTAATTGTTGCTATTAGTAAAATTAATCGTTTTGGTTTAGATAATTTTAAACCAGGTAAGCCACTTACTAATAGACAGCATTTAGCGGAAGAGCTAGGAGATTTACAGGCTATGATCAATCTTTGTATTGATCACAATCTAGTAGACAAAGAAGAAGTGATCATTGCCGCAGACAACAAGATTGCTAAACTAAAACAGTGGTCAAATATTTTTGAAGGTGAAATTAACGTATGAGCAAGATTAAAATTGCAGAGCTGTTTTACAGTATTCAAGGTGAAGGACGCTATATGGGTGTTCCTAGTGTGTTTCTACGTACATTTGGTTGTAACTTTAAATGTGCTGGCTTTGGTATGCCACGTGGTGAATTGAGTATGGAGGCTGCTGGTATTGCAGCTACACATTCATTAGTTACACCTTTTCAAAAGTATGAAGAACTTCCACTAGTTAGCACAGGTTGCGATTCTTATGCATCTTGGATGCCAGAGTTTAAAGATTTGTCGCCAATGCTTACTAGCGAAGCAATTACAGATCGCATTATGGAAATTATTCCGCATAACGAGTGGAAGGATGAACACTTGGTTATTACAGGTGGCGAACCTTTGCTGGGTTGGCAACGTGCTTATCCAGACTTGCTTAACAATTCTAAAATGAAGGCGTTGAAGGAAATTACATTTGAAACAAATGGTACTCAAAAACTTACTCCGGAATTTAAAGAATACTTGAGAAAGTGGAATAGCGAAGTGGGTAAAGAGCTTACATTTAGTGTAAGTGCTAAACTTCCTGCAAGTGGTGAGAATTGGTTTGAGGCTATTTGTCCAGAAGTTGTTTGTGAATACGAAGAAGTAGGTACAGCATATCTTAAATTTGTAGTAGCAACAGCAGAAGATATTATCGATGCAGAACACGCTGTTGAGGAATTTAAAGAAGCGGGATTTAAAGGGCACGTTTACTTAATGCCAGTGGGCGGAGTGGAAAGTGTATATACACTTAACGCAAAGAATGTAGCACTGGCGGCAATGAAGCGTGGCTGGCGCTATAGCGATAGACTACAAGTTCCATTATTTAAAAACGAGTGGGGTACATGATGCTAACAAAATTCTTTAAAAAAATAATGGGTATTGATAAACTAGAGCAACAACTTATCGATACCAAAACAGCAATAGATGAAGCTACAAAACTAGCTGATCAGAAGGCTGATGAAATTACCCTAGCCGAAAAGAAAGCAAATCTTGCTCTAGAGCAAGAAGAATCGGCCAAGTTAGCACCAAAAGATCGGGCTACCAGGCTCAAAGAACCATGGGTAGGTGTGTTAAATACCCACATAAACAAAGACAATATTAGGAATGGCTTTTTTGAGCTTGACTGGAACGATCATTTTGTGTTAAAATTAAAGCAAGAGGGCTATGGTTTCGACGGTGATAAAGACGAAGAAATTGTAGATCGTTGGTTCCGTGAACTATGTGCTAATGTAGTAGTTGACGGAGATTTCGGCGGCGCTGTGAACACTGGCGTTATTGATATCAATTCTGTTAGAAAAAAGAATCTATGACATATATTTTAGTTGATACTGCAAACACTTTCTTTCGTGCTAGGCATGTAATCAACGGTGATGCTGATATCAAATTAGGCATGGCCTTTCATATTACACTAAACAGTATTAAAAAGGCTTGGCAAGACTTTGGTGGGAGTCATGTGGTGTTTTGTTTAGAAGGTCGAAGCTGGCGTAAAGATCATTACAAGCCTTATAAGGCACAAAGAGCTGCTAGTCGTGCCGCACATACAGAGCGTGAAGCAGAAGAAGAAAAAGTATTTTGGGAAGCATTTGATACCTTTAAAGAATTTGTAACAGAAAAGACAAATTGCACAGTGCTACAACATTCACGCCTAGAAGCAGATGACTTAATTGCTGGTTGGATACAGACACATCCAAACGATGATCATGTTATTATTTCGACCGATACAGACTTTGTACAATTAATTGCACCTAATGTACGCCAATTCAATGGTGTTATGGAAACTACTATTACACACGAAGGTATTTTTGATGCAAAAGGTAAAAGAGTCATTGATAAAAAAACTCAAGAGCCAAAAGCCATTCCGGACCCCCAGTGGTTACTCTTTGAGAAGTGTATGCGAGGCGATACCTCGGACAATGTATTCTCTGCATATCCGGGAGTACGTGAAAAAGGCACAAAGAATAAGGTTGGTCTCCGTGAGGCCTACGGTGACCGAGACTCAAAAGGTTATGCGTGGAACAATCTCATGTTGCAACGTTGGTCCGACCACGAAGGTAAAGAACATCGTGTGTTAGATGATTATGAACGCAATCGTATTTTAATCGATCTCTCTGCACAGCCCGAAGAAATTAAAAACATTATCACAGAAACTATTTTAACAGCAACAACTGCTAATAAAAATATTAGTCAAGTTGGAATTAGATTAATGAAATTTTGTAATCTTTACGATCTTAAAAAAATTGCCGATCAGGCACAGGCCTATGCCGAGCCACTAAATGCGAGGTATTCAAATGAAATTAAAACTTTGTCCGTATGAAGATACTTGTGAATCAAAAACTAATGACTGCTGGGAGAACACTATGACAGACTTACACGCTAAACCGATTATAGAAAACAAATTCTGGATTGTTGAACGGGACGGTGAAAAATTTGCCACTCTAAGAAAAAACGAAGATGATAGATTTGTCATGAGTAACGAATTAGGTGTACAAATCTACGACACAAAAGAAAGTCTTACTAGACAATTTGGTAAAAATTTCTTTGTGGCTAAAATTATCAAAGAAGCCAACGATGCATTACCTAACGAAGTTCACGGTTATGCCACAAGTGCTGAGCCTCATAATGCAATGTATGATATAAAAAGAAAATTACCGTTGTTTACAAAGAGTGGCGATAGCAAGAGTTTGTACTGTGCAGGCTTTTATGTGATACGGTTCGATAAAGGATGGGTAAAAAGTTTTTGTCCTAAATTAATAACATTACAAAGGTATGAGTTTCAAGGTCCGTTTCAATCTGAAATTGAAATGAAACAGGTATTGGCTAATGTCTCAAAATAATATTCCAAATACGTTACCGGGTGTTGAAAAACTTATTCAACGCATAGCAGTTGCAGAGCGTGGTCAGCAAAAAGATATAAGATTAACAATTCAAGAAGCGAGAGAGCTTACTCAAGAATTAGCTGTGATGACTGCTAAATTAGGAAAAACTGTTCAGGAAATACACGCGATGCTGGTGGAAATACGTGAATCTACAACCAACATTAATGTTA